ATTTTAAGTTTAGGCACTCGGTACTGTTTAAGTACCTTGTCAATGAAATTACTGATCATAACAGTTAATTCGCTAGGTGCCTTCTTGACGACTTGACCAGCGGGGCTGTAATAGAATGTATCTAACAGAATCACATTACCCTTTGCAGTCAGACCATAAGCACCGCAAGCCGTAGCTGATTGTTGGTGTCCTGTATCCATTGCAAATGATATTCCGATAAGTCTATCGTCCGTTGGCAAGCTGTCGATAGCATGGAATGTACTCATGTTATAGACCTGATTACCAAGCCCGACAGCTTCACCTAAATACAAGTAGCGGTAGTAGTCATAATCATTCTGTTTAATGCGTTCGATATCTTCCAGCATTTGCTCAGTTACAAACCCTAACTTATCGTCCAGATAAGTGCTTGAGTGTGCCAGATAGTTCTCGTTGGTCTTAACCTCTTCGAACCACTCGTTTATCCAGCTGTATGGATTCCTAGGCGGATTGTAAGACCAAAAGAACTGCACAAACGGAGCCTTATCATGCTTCTGACGCATGAAAGTGACATTTGACTGGTCAAAGTCTTCAGCGCTGTCAAACTCAGCTGCTTCTTCATACCAAACTGCGATAATGTTCCCGATGTCGTTTGATTTCAGTTTTTGGAAGTCGTCTTGGCCGTAGAAATAGAATGTCGAACCAGTACGCTTGTGAACTATCTTAAACGGGCTCACAGTGGCTCTGAATTGATTGTCCAGACCAAATAGACTAATGGCCCATTGAACCTTATTAAACACGCTGTCACGGATTGTATTAGCTACTTTCCGAATAACTACCACGTTTGCCTTATCGCCTCTCATGATGTACTTAATCATCATATAGACGAGTTTAAGCACGATTACCGATGATTTGAAAGAGTTCCGTCCACCCTTTAGCACGTTGTAAGGCTTGTTAGACTGCCAAACCGATTTGAAATGCGGGTTGACGTTTTTTTGAATATCAATCGTCACCATTTGGGATTTCCTCCCATGCGTTGATGATATTGACGTTCATAGTCCCTTCAACACCGCTATCTAACTGTTCTCTTAGCTTTCTGATCTCAAGTTCTAATTTCTCGGACTGTTTAGCCGTTGGATAACGTTTCAAGATTTCAACAATCGCCTTGATAACTGTATTGTTGTCAGCCTTCTTCATAAGCCTCTCAACTTCACCAGTCAATGGATTCATCATGAGGACCTCTTCATCACGTTTACCTCTAGCAATGTCGGAAAGGATGGACAAGGCTTCTTTTGCAGTCATGATATTTGCATCGTGCATTTTCTCGATTTCGGCAGTGATAAAGCGTTTAATTTCAAGTTTTTTCAAGTTTTGCCCAGCGATACGCCCTGCCGTCTTTTCGCTATATCCAGCGTTGATAGCTGCCTGCGTGGCGTTCCCTAACTTGATATACTCGCTAGCAAATAATTTCTGTCGTTGATTTAGCCCAATATATCCACCTCCTTCGTTGCATAATCAAAAAAGACAACCCACAAAATGAGCTGTCTCCGTTTTTCTTCGATAATACAATAATACCATGTTAAACAGTTGTAAGGCGCCGTGTTTTAGCCGTCAAAATACCGAATTTTCAGCGTTCTACGACTAATTGACCATTTCTGTACAATTCTGCAAATGCTAGGATAGCATTATTTAGCAATTCTTGAAATGCTGTTCTTTCAAAGCCAATAGACTGCGCTATTTGCCAATTTGGTTGGGGCGGATAAGCTAGGTATTTCTCTATCAAGATTCTACGATAGTCTGGACGATATAGCCCGCTAACTGCTTGTTCTATTGCTTCTAGCTCGCTCATTGCGTCAACACGTCTGACTGCGATATTTTCCACTGGTCTACTTACGCCACTGCCACCCCGTGGCATGAAGGTAAACTCTTGTGTGATTTTTTGTTCAGCGCTATCGTGTGCAATCTCTCGCCATCGTGGGTATTCTCGAAGTTTTCGCTTGCAACGTTTGATTGTTGCTTTCTCATCAATTTCCGGCAATAGCATATTAAGGCCCTCTCTGGTATAATAGTTGTATCGTGTTCAAAGAGTGCCGGCCATTGCGTCGGTCTTTTTTTATTTTTTGCGATAGATTCGAACCGCTACAAGCCCATAGCTAGCGCTGTATACAGAGCACGCTTAACACTGGGCTTATTACGACCTAACTCGCCTTGCGTCCGATATTCAAGAGTGATACGGTCAATTTCACTATCTAAACTCTCTGGCCACTCGTAGTGGTTGAATACATGTCTAGCAATATCACCTAATAGTTCCCTAGATAGCAATCCTTCTAACTGAATCACCTTACGAGGTGTTAGATTAGCATGCTCTACATAGAGTGCATTGATAGCACTGTAGATGGTCTTAGCTTCCTTTTTTGTGCACCCCTTAATTTCCATGATATGTGCCACGATACTGTTTGGATAAGTAGCTCTTAACGCTTCTACTTCCTTGCGATAACGTTGAAACAGTTCCTCGGTAAGCCCTGCATTGGTCTTATCGACTTCTTGGCGACCTGTGCCAGGCTTACCAGAATAGTGCTCTGACAGATAAGCGTGCAAGTCGTCGAGTAGATTGTCTGAGATGAACTCTCGCATATCGTTTAAAGTTGCGGGCGACAGTCTCGAGCGTTCTTTAACCGCGTTAGCAAATCTCTGGGAATATTTCCTGGCTTGATGACGGTCGCACTGTTTAACCTCTTGGATGTGCTTGGTGAGCGTTCTATTATGTTCCGCTTTCAGCTTGTTAAATTCGTCGACTAACCGTTGGAATAGCTCCTCGGTCAGCCCAGCGTTGGGGTAATTACTAGGCATTAGTCTACCTCCAACAAGTCTGGATTCTCCCATATATTGCCAATGATGTGTGTTGAATCAGCAACATTACATAATCGTTCAAAGTTATTGTAGCCAATGAGATTAATGACATATACTCCTAAGTCTTGTCTAAGGCTAACAACTCCTTTAAACAGGCCACCTCTTGACGTAACGATGTCCCCTCTGAAGATATCCTTGCCATCGTTGTCGGTGAAGCCAGTTGACTGCATCAGGTCAATGTCTCTGAAATTGTAGCAACTTAATTGTTCAAAAAAGGGTGTTTTAACGTAAATTTGGCTTTTTTCGATGTCAACAGATACAATATCACCATCGTCATACATTACTTTCGTGGACTTATTCCACGCTCTAAATCTTGGTATCATTGCCCCTCTCCATTCCTAAGCCTCAACTACTGGAAAGTGAACTTTCCCAATAACAATAGATGCCACGCTGTAATAGTATCCACCATTTCCGTCATTTGCTTCACATTCTGCTAACGCTATAGGATTTTGATTATGATAGATAGTGACTGTGTTCTTGTTTTCTCGTGACCCGTCTCTGAATTTATCCGTTGCTTGTTCACCAATTTTAACATCAGTAATCACGGCGTCTAGTTTGACATCTTTGAATTCCCCGCCAGCATAGGCGCAGCAATCACTTTCAGACATTTCAATAGTGACCCTTGTGCCATCTTCAAGCAATAGGAAATCTTTGTCCCACTTAACTATACGCTTACAGAGTAACAAGTCTTTAAGTTCTTCTAGCGATCCATACCTTGCATTCTCCCAATCGGGCCCGTAGCAGATTGGTAGTTTAATAGTTTCTGTCATCTTAATTACCTCTCCCTTTCAAATAGCTGGGAATATCATCCCCAACATTAACGCTATCATACTGTTCCTTAGTCACTAGGAATTTACCATACGCCCCGCAATCAATCGTGTAGAGTTTCCCGACCATTGACTTTCCAGTAACCTTTCCGTGTAATTCAACGGCATTATCTGCTTTGTGGATAAGTACCATCTCGATAGGTCGGTTGACTACCCAGACCACTGTAGCAATATTAATCGCCAGCGATAGCACTAGCAGAATCGTCGGTATCATTAACTGGTTGTCTCGTTTTCGTTTTGATAAAGTTATCATCAATCATTACTCCTTCTCTATCTCTGATATCGTTATATGCGATTGTTAGGCATTCCTCTACGTCGTAGCCAAGCTGCAAGCATAAAACTATTAGCGTTACGATAGAGTCACCTATGGCGTCTTTTAGCGACCATTCTGGGTCAGCGAAATCGTGCGGCTTTAGAAATACATCTCTAATCTCGCCTACCTCCTCAGTAACCTTCATCCATTCGATTTTAGGATTACCTTTGTCTAGTCCATGACTAATAGCCCACTTGTTGATTTTATCGATAAGCGCTGGGATGCCGTCCTTTGCTGGTGTATCAAACCCTAATAGATAACCAACGCTAACACCAAAGTATTTAGCTAGCTTTTTGGCTTTACCCATGCTAATTTGACTGGTTCCGTGTTCCCAACTTAAAACCGTCACCTTTGGCACTCCTATTTCTTCAGCTACCTCGACGATGGTTCGATTTTTCTGTTTTCGTAGATTTCTAAGGTTATTCATTGCGCTTCCTCATGTTTAAATAATCTCTAAAACTTTGATATTTGTTATATTCAGATAGTGTTTTTTCAAGCGATTCTTCCACTAGAGCTGATAAACTTTTGTAATTTCCGTACTCTTTCAAAACTAAGATGTGTGTGAATAGATCATTAGAAATTGTAGCTTGTACTCTCTTACTCATTCATCCACCTCCTCAAATCGTCCATCCATGAATATTTCAAGAGGTCTAATCCAGCATCTTTTGTCTTTCTCCGAAGCATAAACAACGCATTCTTCTAACGTTTCTTCCCACAAACCGACACAGAGGATTTTGTAATCTCTTCCAGTCTTTTTGTGCGTCCAATACGACCCAACTTTAGGTTTGCTCATTCGTCCACCTCCTTAGTACTCGTTATTTCGTCAGATATAAATATAAATGGAATTGCCACATACAGCGTTTTGGGGAATAAATCTTTCTCACCAAAATAATCTAGTGGGACGTCAGATAAATGTAGCGCTGTTGCACCTTCGTTATCTTCTTGTTGAACGTAGTCGATTTTTTCAACATTAATCAACATTTTCTTTTTACCACCACCAAAATTGATAGGTTCCACTTCGATAAATCTTGCCACCTATTTCACCTCCTTAACTTCCACGCCTTCGCAGTCGAATACCCAGCCAAAGCCTTTTGATTCAAGCTCTTTGCGGGTGTGGACGGTCCCCTCGCAACCGTCTATACCTTCTTTTATTTTCCAAAAGTTTCTAAACAAATTGGCGGTTAGGTAGATGTTCTTGTCACACAATCCCTTAAACCGAACCGTATACCTTTTTTCTTTCTCGACCTCATAGCCAAACTGGTGCATGTTGACAATTATTTTGATAGCATTTTCGTTTTTGCGATACCAACGTGTGATATCGTCATTTAATGTTTTTTTAGGTACACAGGCATCTTCGTCCAAACTTTCAAACATATCCCAAGCCAAGTAATGTAAGTTTAAGTAAAATTCACCTTTAATTTCCTCATACCAATCCGCCACGTACTGTTTCACCACTGGTTTAGGAACAATTGAATCATATAAATCCTCTGCGTGTGCTATTGAAAGGTGCCCTACTGTTGCCAATTTCTGTACTGCTTCATCTCTTTTCATCATTTCGTACTCTCCTTAAAGATAATCAATGCGGATGTATGGTAATATTCAGCACTCACACCGCTATCAGCTACGGCTGATACGTTAGATTGATACTTGATATCAATGAGTTCTATATCTGGATTTTCTTTGAGGAATCCATTAATTAAGTCATCGATTTCGAGGGATCCATTAATTAAGTCACCGATTTCTCGGTAATTGGCGAATCCAGATCCAACCTCTAAATACTTCGTTCTAATCATCAATTTCCTCTCCTAGCAAAAATTTTTCTAACTTCTTAATTTCTTCGGTGCTTACATAAATTCGATTCGTCCCGTCTGCGAACGGTGTTTTTACAAAAATGATATTAGGGCCAATAGAGATATGCCCGATATCATCGACATTTAAAATCGTGTCCACGTCAATTCCTTGTGAGATGTTTGTGACTCTGATAAATTTAGCCATTATTCTACCACCCCTTGTAAATTATCAACGCAGACGTTCGAACTATAGTCCTGTCCCCGACGTCTATTGCTACCATTTGGTATTTAATATCAATTAATTCCTCAACATACCCCGATGACAAGTACATGTTGATAGCCGTATCAATACTGCATTTATCCCCGGTTTCTGTGTACACCTCTCGTGTTTTAATTGCCATTCACTTCCACCATTTCAACCTTATATTTTCGTGTGTTGCGATATTTCAATCTCAATCTGTGCAATTCGTTAATCGCATCATTCTTATTGCTGAAGACTTGCTCACTGTCTTCCATATTGTCGTAATAGACGATAACTTTATATTTCATGCCAAGCCTTATTCCTATCCTTATATATTACTGTGGCGGTGTATTTTACATAATCGCCATTATCATCCCAATCCACAGCCAACTTCACATCTATCAGTTCTTTATTGTGATTTTCAATCCACGCATTAATCTCTTCGTCAAGCTTGTCAGTATCGCTTGTTTGGTAAAAAAACTTCACTTTACGTTGCATAATTTCATCATCTCCTTTAATAATCCATCATACCGGCCAACTTGTCCTTGTATTTGCTATTCATTCGAGCTCCTTGATTTCAAATTCGATGCGTGGGTTAGGACTGTACTTCTTACGAGCTCTTAAATCGCAGACAATACTGTCATCCGTCCATACGATACCCTTCTTATCAACCTTGTTGTAACCAGCCTTTGAAATGCTGTCAAAGAGTGCTTTGACCAAATTGTCAATATCAGGCTTTCTGAAATGCCAAAGCGCTTCAGCCATGAATTCCTTGAATGCGTCCCACGTTTTAGCTCTAGCCTTTGGCGTGGGCTTTTTCGATACATTAAGCGGTGCCTTCATGTAGAAAACGACATCGACTGAAATAGGACCGTCATAGAACTCTCCGCTATATTCCTGCTCGATAAGTTGCGAACATTGACGACGCCAAGCCTTCATTTTGGGGTCTTCATAAGTTCCGAATTTGCTAAATCGTGGCCTTGTTTGAGGTTTAGGCTCGATGTTTAAAATCATCTTCATGTCTTCACCTTAGAATGGCAACATGTCATCACTGATATCCATAGGGTTCCCCTGCATTGAGTTGCCACGCCCAAAGTTTGGCGTTTGCTGGTTATATCCATTGTCAACGTTTCCGCCTTTCGAGCTATTTCCATTTTGGAAAGAGTTCCCTTGGTTCTGCTGATTGCCTTCACGCGCTGCACGACTTTCTAGCATTTGGAAGTTCTCAGCGACTACCTCAGTGGCATACACTCGTTGACCTTGCTGATTCTCGTAGCTACGGGTTTGAATGCGTCCAGTAATTCCAATCAACGCCCCTTTTTTAGCCCAGTTAGCCAAATTCTCAGCTTGCTGACGCCAGATAACGCAGTTAATAAAGTCTGCTTCACGTTCGCCGTTAGCGTCCTTAAAGTTGCGGTTAACAGCAAGGCTGAAAGATGCTACTGCGATATTATTGCCAGTGTATTTTAGTTCGGGGTCACGGGTTAGGCGACCAACAAGACAAACTGAATTAATCATGTTCTATCCTTTCGTTTACTCTTGAACGTTTAAGAAATCATTCAACGTTAAGATCGTGTGCAATTTCTTTTGAGCTTTGCAATAATCACAATGCCCACACTTTTTAGGCTCTTCGTTCCCGAGTGATACTTGGTAGACTCTCGGAGCGTGCTCTGTGATGTAATTCAGCCCCTCTGTGAGCCATTCTTCAGTAAGCTCGATAATTTCCTTATCTGGTTGTTTTTCCTTCGACACGGCCACGATAAAAGGTTTAAATGTCGGGTAATCCATTTGTCGTAGGAGCTCTAAATAAGTTCCTAGCTGGACATGGTATTGAAACCCTAGAATGTTATTAACCGCCGTTGGTACTTTTGTACGCAATTCCTCTGACCATTCCTTAGTCCAGATGGATTTCATGGTTTTCAAATCGACCACATAGCCTTTTGAAAAGTTGATACTATCCAATTTCCCTTTGAACGGTACGCCGGCGATGATTCCAGTGACAATCTTTTCTTTTTCGACTTTATCGCCTTTTTTCCCGTGGTAAAGGTTATTGAAAAGTGTGTCATCCTTGAGCGTGTCGATAACTTTCTCAGCCAATTTAAAATCTGTTAACAATCCATAAGGTTTGCAGCTTGAGAACAAAGCCTTTTTGTTATCCTCTTTAAATTTCTCATGAGCTTCTTCGCTCTCGAAGTAGCTATGGACATAGTTTCCGAAAAGTAACGGTTTTTGATCTCGTTCGTCTTCCCAGATTCCATCATCAATAGCTTTAGCTCTAGCCTCGCATTTCATATATTCCTTGAAACGACTTACAGACATATAGGTTTTGTCGGAATAATAATTATCATCCGTCAAGATTGTTAGTTCAGTCATTTTCTACCTCTTTGATTTTGGTTGAATCACCTTCGAACAAGCTGACTTCTTCGATGATTTCACCAGTTTCAGAATCTACACTTTTTTCTGTTTCAGATTCAGCTTCATCACTCATAAGGTCGCCTAAAAGTGTTTGGGTGTCCTCGTTTTTTGGCGTAACATCGATAGGATCAGATTTAACTTCCTCAGTTTGATTGTCTGAGATAAGTCCTTCTTGCATTTCGGTTGAAAGTGGGGCATACTTGCTCAAAATGCTCTTGAGCACGGTTTTTTGAGCCATTGCATCAAAATCAGTAGACCAAGGCCCTCTTGAATAGGTTTTAGAAAAGCGTTTCCCGTGCGATTCAGCTTGTTCTTTCGTCCAGAACGTCAATTTTTTAAACCCGTTTACAAGTTCGAAAGTTGCAAAGTAGCCATATACCTCGTCTTCCGGTTGAGTGAAGTCGATATCAAGCGTCTCAAATAATGGGTCATAAGACTTAAATTGTGCTTTGTAGACCTTGCCAGAATTGATGGCCTTAAACTGACCAGAGCGAATAGCTAGCTGGATAAGTCCTTTGTAACCCAATTGAAATTGTGCATCTTGTTTGTAAGGCACGATATAAGCAAAGCCCAAACTTGGCTCGATAGGCAGGTTTAATACCGCTGCTTTCATCGCTGCTGTCATAATCGAAGTATTACTTGCTCGTGCCAGCAAATTGTTGTTGTTTACAATTGACAACAGACTAGCTGTAAATTGTCGTTCATTTCCATTCAACACCTCTTGGAATTTTTGTTTAACTGCTGGGGTGTTGAAAAAGTCCTTGTGTGCTAATTGATTTGTCATGTTTTGCCTTCCTTTTTGTTTTAAGTACCCCTATAATTCTCAAATTAAGGGGTCTCTTATCGTTTTTTAAGTGGTAGCTAGATAAATTTATACCACCCATGTATTAAAATTGATTGCAGACGATTTCAGGCATGTTTTCGAACGTGCTGATTAAATACCACCTTCGAGCAGTAGCCAAATGCCATATATTCGTTTAATTTCTCGATGAACGAATATAAGTCCAAATCATCCATCATCTTCTGTTTATGCTCTTTCGAGAATGCAAGGCCATGAATGCGCTCGTAGTCTTCAAAGAGCTTCAGTTTTACTTCTTCCTCTGTCAAAGCATCATCCTCTTGTCTTGCTGCGTTTTGAATTGATAAACATGTTCATTCGTCGTCCCAAGTCCTGTCTTTTTGAAAACTCGAGAATAGACACGTTTGCCATAAGTGCCCATGATATCCCGTGGGCTTAAGTTGGTCGTGATGATAGTCTTGGTACGCTTGTTCAAAATGCTGTACAAGATACCACTAGACCACTCTGTCACTTTCTCAGTCCCCAAATCATCGAGCACTAGCCATTCAGCTTCAGATATGCGTCTGATATACTCGGCTTCAAGACTAAAATCCTCTTTGATTTTAGCCAATAGGTCTACTACGTTGATGAATAGCCCTATTTTCTTGGTGTGATCAGATAGAGCCTTCAATGCTGCATAAGCTAGATGGCTTTTACCGACACCAGTATTACCGATTAGGACGATGTTGTACTCTTGCCCGTCCAGATAGCCTTTAAGCTGACTTCTGACATTCTTCAAGTCTTCCTTCTGCTCTCTGGTTAGCGCCTTGTAGTTGTCGAAACTGGCATTTTTCAAGTCATCATCCATCAAGCTGAAATCTTTGAGAAAGTATAAGCGTTTCTGCTCTTGCTCACGCTCGTATTGTTCTTGTGCTTTTACGGCATTCTGCTGCTCTTGCTCTTCACGATGGCATAGCTCACACACTGTGTAGGGGTTGCTGTTTGGGAGCTGAATCGTGACATAGTTCCGCTGGTGCTTGTCGCAATATTTATCGCTAGGTGTCATATACTGCTGCCGCATTTGTCTAGCTGTCTTCTCTAAACTCATAAGCAGCACCTCTAATATTTGCTACAAGCTGGGCCAAATTTAACGGGTTGATCGTCGTTGTTCTTACGGCTGTCAAATTTACGTTGCTCTTCATCTTGTTGGGCAATAGTATGTATTCCATTCTGTGCCCATGCTCTTAAGATGGAGTTGATATACCCAAAACCTCTTTTTGAGTTATCGGCAGCTCTATCTATGGCGCGTTTAACCAACATGATTTCTAACTTATCGAAATCGATATAGCCTTTCAGTTTTTCCATTTGGTATCCATCGATAGGCCCGATTCTTTCTTGGTAATATTCAAAAATATTAAAATCTGATTGGTCATCAGCAGCAGAAGAAGAAATTTGACTTTTTTCTGATGTTTCATCCTCTCTACTGTTAAATTTACTTAAATTATATTTACTTGTATTATCTTTACTTATATTGGGGCAACCACTGGTTGCCGTTTGGTTTACCAGTGGTTTACCAGTGGTTTCATCGGTATTCTCTTCTAGCAATTCTTTGTAAACACTAGGCACATATCTGTCTTTCCTAACAGTGTTTTGCTCGTGAAAGTCAACCACGAAATAAACCATTTCATCGTTAAGAGGTTTTACAAACTGCTTGATGACTAGAAGCCCTAAGTTATCCTCGTTAGCCCCTATCATTCTGAGAATAGGGAACGCTTCCACTACTCCATCATCGTCGCAATTTTGAATAAGGTGAAAATAAAGAGCTTGTGTTTCTAGGGGCAAACGTAAGAATCGATGGGTCTGAGTAACAGTTTTACTTATCATTCTACGGTTTCCCATTTTTTGCCTCCTGTGTAATATTTCTGATTATCTGCCATATTTAATGACTACCCTCCCACCACAGCTGTCTTGTTACTTCGCAAATATTTCTAGGAGTGCTTTGATATCATCTTCCTTGAGTCCTTCACGCTCTGTACGTTCG